GTTTTCCTGATATTGCGGTTTCCATTGGCAAAGTAACCGCACTCATAGAAATTAAAGATGGGTCCAAGCCACCTAGTGCAAGAAAGCTCACACCAGACGAGGTTAAGTTTCATGATGAGTGGCAGGGTTGGGTAGAGATAGTTTGTAGTGTAGATGATGTGGTTAATTTAGTTAACAGGATTCGTAATGGCTCTTGAGCGCATGGCCTATAAAGACCCATTGATATATCTAATCCACAAAGAGAGTAAGTCATGCAAGGGTTGTGTTCATGCAAAGCCATTCATCATGCTAGGTCGTAGTTATGAAGCGTGTGCAAAGGGCAAGCCATTTGGTAAGAAGTACAAATTATATAGGGAAGATAAATGAATCTTGATCGCTTAGAGTGGCACTTAGAAAATTGGGCAGACTGTAACAAGGGTGGCAATGATGCGGAGATAGCAAGTCATGGTTATCCTAAAGCATCGCTAATCCTAATGGGTGGTGGTGCTGTAGGTGAAGATGATACAGAGATAGCAAGTGATGCAGCAGACGCTAATGCAGCGAGTTCAATTGATAGCATCATATACAGCCTAAGTAAGCCGAGAGTAACGGCTATAGAGTACCAGTATGGGATTAGTAAACACTTTTGGCCAACGCATGAAATGGATTTGTTAGAGGCTAAAGAGGCAATTATTAAGATAGCTGATAGACGCGGTATATTTTAATTGTAAATAATACAAATTAATACTTGACAAATGTAAATCTTACAATTATTATCACGGGTAGGGAGATTTCGCCCTAAAGAATTGAAGCCTCATGCTTAACTGCGTGGGGCTTTTGCTTTTGCACAGCGTAATTAGAGCTATCACGCCACCCCAATAAATCAGGATATAACGCCTGACTGTGCAATCCCTATTCGATGTAGCTAGTCGATACAACTCCAAGCCCCTTTCTAGAAGTTGGCAGACCTCCGTGATAGGTACGTTGTGAAAATCACCATTACAAGGAATTTAATATGGCAGCTGGTGGCAAGGGTACAGAACGCAGACCACAACAAGTTAGCGAAGAACAAGCAGAGGCTAACTGGAATAAGATATTCGGCAAGAAAGAACAACCAGGCAATCATCTACTTAAAGATGACGAGATGGGCTTCACTCCACTAACTAATCACATAGGCAATGACGAATAACACAGTGTAATAACTGTGGACAATCCCAAAGGAATCCACAAAATGGCAGCGAGAATAAAGAAAGTTCACCAAGAAGATGTAAAGTCCAAGATACAGACAAGTCAGCTAATAAATAGACTTACTAATCATATAGATGGAACAATTGAACTTTCGTCAACTCAAGTAGATGCTATTAAGTTCCTTGTCAATAAAACATTAAGCAACGCACCTACTGTTACAGATAATAAAACAGAATTAACAGGCAATCTTATGTTTGAAGTTAGCTTTGGCAAAGGTTAAAGTTAAATTTCCTACTAAGCTAAAGTTCTTATTCAAGCCTAGTAGATACAAAGTAATCTATGGTGGGCGTGGTAGTGGTAAGTCATGGGGTATGGCAAGAGCATTACTTATGATTGGTGGAATGAATAAGACCAGGATACTTTGCACACGTGAAGTTCAGAAGTCTATACAACAATCAGTACATCAGTTACTCAGTGACCAAATCGCAGAAATGGGTATGCAAGATTTCTACGAGATATTACAAACTGAGATACGCGGTAAGAATGGCACAGAGATATACTTTAGCGGATTGAGTAACGAAACAGCTACTAGTCTAAAGTCATTTGAAGGTGTTGATATATGCTGGTGTGAAGAAGCACAGACAATCACTAAGCACTCATGGGATATTCTCATACCAACTATTCGAGCTGAAAAATCAGAGATATGGGTAAGTTATAACCCTGAGTTAGAAACAGACGAAACACACTCAAGGTTTGCAATTAATAAGTCTAGTGATTGCCTAGTAGTTAAGATGAATTACAGCGATAACGATTGGTTTCCTAAAGTGTTAGAGGCTGAGAGGCTTCACGCTAAAGAAACTATGCGTATCGAAGATTATAACTGGATATGGGAAGGTGATTGCAAACCTGCCGTTGAGGGTGCTATCTACTTTGATCAAGTATCAGAGGCTGAGAATGAAGGCAGACTATGTAATGTGCCTTATGACCCATTGCTTAAAGTTCATTGTGTATGGGATTTAGGCTGGAACGATGCAATGTGTATTACCTTCGTGCAGAAGTCAGCATCAGCATTACATATCATTGATTACATCGAAGGCAATCGCAGAACTTACGATGATTACATGATTGAGATTAATGCTAAGAAATATAACATGGGTACGCATTGGCTACCGCATGATGGATTCAGTCATGACCCTAAGTCAGGCACAACAGTAGAGAGAATATTACAGGCTCTTGGCGCAACAGTTAGACAAGTGCCTATGTTAGACGTTGAGAATGGCATACAAACCGCACGTATGGCATTCAGAAGGCTTTATTTCGATAAGACTAAGGCTAGTAGGTTAATTGAATGTTTAAAGCGTTACAGACGCAATATCAATCAATCTACATTAGAGTTTACAACACCTAGACATGATGAGTTCAGTCATGGTGCTGATAGCTTTAGGTATGTATGTGTATGTGCTGACCAATTCTCTAATGATGAATATGGTGGAAAACTTAATTACCCTTCATTGGGAATATTTTAAACGTCGTGATGACGCAGGGATTATATGGCAAAAGGCTTAACAGATGATGAGTTGAAAGCTCTAACTGACAATGAGATTAGACAAGCTATCGGTGGCACGATGGGCGGTAAACTATCTGAATCACGCAGGAAAGCTGAATACTATTATCTAGGTCTAGCCAAAGGTGACTTATCCCCTCCTGATATTGATGGTCGCTCATCATTTGTTGATACCACTATCCGTAATCAAATCGAGTGGATGACACCTACACTATTAAAGATATTCACTGCATCAGAAAATGTCGTAGAGTTCTCACCTACCAAAGAGGGTGACGAAGATAAAGCCGATATGGCCACCGAGTACATTAACCATTTATTCTACAAAAAGAATGAAGGTTATAAAGTCTTACAAACAGCGATTCGTGATGCGTTATTACAAAAGGCTGGCATTATCAAGTGCTGGTGGGATGACAGACAAGAAGAAACTAAAGAGGAATATCGCGGACTATCTGATATAGATTTAGCCCAACTCATGAAAGATGATGAGATTGAGCCTATCGAGCATAAGACCTATCCTGATGAAGAAGATGCAGAGCAAAGACAAGAAGAACTTCAACATTTAACTGAACAGTTACAACAAGCCCAACAAGCGACTGCAAACGAGCCACAAGCCCCTGCTGGACAGATGGGTCAACCTAGCCCGCCTAGTCAAGCAATGCAAGCTGTTCAAGGATTGATGCAACAGATACAGCAAATACAAGCACAACCTGTAAAGATGCTTTATGACGTGAGTTTCAAGCGTACTAAAGAAGGTGGCAAGCTATGTATCGAGGCTGTACCTCCTGAAGAATTTATTATCAGTCGTAAAGCTAAGACAATGCACGATGGCTTTATGAAAGGTCATCGCGTGATGCGTACTGTATCAGACCTGAAAGCTATGGGTTATGACAATGTAGACCACATTAGTTCAGATGATGCAGCAGGGGCTTACAGTGGTGAGCGTATCGAGCGTTTAGGATGGGATGATGACATTCCTTACCTGAATACCAATGACACCAGTTTAGATCCATCTATGCGTTTAGTCTGGGTGACTGAAATGTATATGCAGGTCGATTATGATGGTGATGGCATTGCAGAGTGGCGAAAGATTGTACGTTCAGGTGACCAATTACTAGAGAATGTTGAATGTGATGGCGCACCGTTCGCAGCCTTAGTGCCTATCTTATTGCCTCATCGTTTCTTTGGCTTATCTATTGCAGACTTAGGCTTTGAATCACAGAAGCTACAGACACAACTCATTCGTTCAACACTTGATAATCAATTCTTACAAGTTAATGGTCGTTACTATGCAGTAGAAGGACAAGTAAACTTAGATGACTTGCTCACCTCTCGCCCTGGTGGCGTAGTTAGAATGAAACAAGCTGGCATGGCTGGCAGATTAGACCAAGCTACAGGTGATACAGCAGGTTCAATGCAGATGATGCAATGGGCGCAAGACTTTGCAGAGAACGCTACAGGCTGGACAAGACAATCTCAAGGTGTAGGCGCACAAGGATTAAACCAACAGACTGCTACAGGCATGAACATTATCTCTAATCGTGATGATATGCGACTAGACTTGATTGCACGTAACTTTGCTGAAGGTGGATTGACTGATTTATTCAATCTTATGTTGAAACTTGTAGGCAAGTATCAGAATAAAGAAGAAGTCATTAGTGTGAGTGGTAAGTGGACTAACATTGACCCAAGAGAATGGAAGAATAAATTTACATTGAACATCAATGTAGGTCTTGGCACGAATAATAAAGAGCAACAGGCACAGCATTTAATGGGTTTGATGCAGATACAAGAGAAAGCATTAGCCATTGGTGTAGCTAATCCTGAAAACGTGTATAACGCGGCTAAATTGTATGCTCAAGCACTAGGTCAGAAGTCAGGCGATAAGTTCTTCACAGACCCTGCTAAAGCCCCTCCACAGCCTCCACAGCCTCCACAACCTAATCCTGAGATGATTAAGGCACAAGCACAAGCACAGCAACAAGATAAAGCCTTACAAGCCGATGTACAGAAACATCAAGCAGAACAAGCCACACGTTCTCAAGAATTACAGCTTGAAGCACAAAGGGATGCGTTGAAGTCACAGCATCAGGCAGAGGTAGACCAACATAAAGCTGAATTGGATATGCAAGAAAGACAGCATGAAGCCCAGTTAAAAGCTGAGTTACATACGCAACAATTACAGTTTGATGCGGCTAAACATGATAGTCAGCTAGAGCATGATAAATGGAAAACGATACAGGATAATGAAACCAAGTTACTCATCGCACAGATAGCCGCGCAAGTGACCTTGACTAAACAGCAAGACCAAGCAGCAGATTACGCATTGAACGATGCGGATGATTAACCTTTTAATGGTGGAATAAATGGCAACCTTCGCAGATAAAACGACCTTTACGGTTACATTAGATAATGATGATACGGTTACTTTTATTGGAAATTTAAATGTAACTACAGTCACTGCCGATGGTCGTAATTTAGGCACACAATACTTAACAGGCACACAGAAACTAGGTGCTTACGGACAGTATGCTACTTTAACCTGCGTATCTATCACGGCTGGCAGTTATACAGTCACAAGTGACCTGAACGTATCACCAAAGGCATTATTAGCACTAGACGCTAACAGCAACCCTATAGGGCTAGTTAATCCTAAAGATGGTTTAATAATTCCAAATTCAATACAACGCATAAGAGCGTCACTATCAAAAGCTTTAGCTAGCAATCCTCAAAAGATACCTCCACTCGCCCCTGCACCTACATGGGCTGTTAATACAGTCTATTATGCTGGCAATATTGTACGCGGACTTGCAGTAGGGTCAACAGATAAACTTTATTATATGTGTGGTAGTAACGCGACTGCCAATGGTTCTGGTACATCTAATATTTCAGGTACTGGCCCATCAGGTGAAGGTACTGGAATTATTACCGATGCAACTTGTGTATGGATTTATTTTGGTAAAACATCTGCGACCACAGCAACGCCATTGGTATCTACAGCTACGTTGACTACCTCAGCTGATAATATGAATGGCTATTTGCAGTTTATAACAAATGCAAATTTTGCAGCGATTGGACTTGTAAATTATGTACCTAGTAATTCTGGTGGTACATTTGCGACTGAGGCTTATTTTACAGGCGGTATGTTTGGGTATAGAGCCGCAGAAGGAGTATCACAACCGAATGGGGGTTCAGTAGGTTCACCTACATATAATAATCCACCCAAGAATACTATGGCATTTAGTACAAATGCTCGTAAATGGGTTGGAATAAAATCAAGCGCAGCAGCGAATCTAAGCGCATACTATTCTGTTGAAGTAAATGGAGTTATATTAGGTGAATCTTCAATAAGCCCACCTTCCACATCTAATGGATGTTTGATAATTAATCTAAGCCTGTTTAAAGAAGGTGTTAAGGATATAAGAATCCATTGGAATAATAACACTCAGCAAAGACTAGCGTATGAAGTATTGGTTAGTGCTGATGACAGCATATGGCCTACTGATAATGGCAATAGAGTTAGACTTGCAGTAGAGGGTGATTCTATCTGTAACGGCTCTTACATTTCAGGTGCAGCTACTACTAACTTGTTGTTTGAAAGATTACTCGCGGATAACATTGGTGCGGATACATTCTATAATAATGCTGTAGGTAGTACAGGTGTTATTAATAATGTTTCAGGTGTGGCAACAACATACTTAGAACGTGTAGCCGACATTATCGCATTTGCCCCTGATATATTAGTCATTGGTGGTTTTCATAATGATGTAGGCAACTCAGGAAGTTATACAAGCGCACTTAGACAAGGTGCTATATTAAAGTATCTACAAACTATAAGGGCAGCACTACCAAGTTGTTACATATTTGTTATAGGTTCTCAACTATTGCAAAACGATGTTATGACCACAGGCGGTGCTTTCAGTTGCTATGATGTTGAAGTGGATGCTAAAGCAGCAGTAACCACATTTAATGATAGTAAAACATCATTTATTCCTTTAATGACTGATGTAAGAAATAGACTGACTAATGCTAATGGTAGATTCTATTTGCAGACAGGTTCAGCACCATATAACGATGCCCACCCTATACCAAATTATTATCCATTTATAACATCATACCTTGCAAATAAACTAGCTAAGTTCTTTAGTTCAATTACATACTAACCACCCATAACCAACAAGCCCATCGGGGCTTTTTTTACGCCTAAAACTATGACCATTGAACAAGATATGTATGACGGTAGCCGAGCAAGAGAGATACTTGAAAGTGAAGTCTATATTGCGGCCTTTGAAACGATTAAACAGGAAATAATGACAACATGGCAACTATCACCAAGTCGGGATTTAGAAGGCAGGGAGAAACTATTTCTGATGCTGGGAATGTTGAACAAAGTGCAATCGACTCTGCAAATAGTGATGGAAACGGGGAAGATAGCCACCATCAATCTACAGCACCAACGCACACTGATGGAACGGGCGAAAGAGTTTATAAGATAATGATTGATAATCGCGTATTCACTGACATGAAGTCAGCATCTAAATATATGATGACTAGGACTTAATATGATCGGTTACGAGATAATTGGCAATACTGGCACAACAGGTGCAACAGGCAATGGCATAGCCTCCGTCATCCGCACCTCTGGCACAGGCGCACCAGGTACAACCGATACTTACACCATTACCTATACCAATGCGACTACAAGTACGTTTAATGTAGTGAATGGCACGGTAGGCTCATCCAATACTACGCAATCAATCCTACTATCAGCAGTCGCAGACCTATCTCTAGGCAATATTATTAACGTCACTGTCCCTATAGCAGTAGATACAACCATTCCAGAGCCTATCAATCCAGTAGTCGGCTTAGTAGGATGGAACTGGCAACAAGACGCAACAGGAAATAGAACAATCACTCTACCCAATGGTACGACTATCACAGGTGGATTACCCAACGAGTTTCAATCAGCACTGTTTCTCTATAACGGTGTGAATTACATTAAATTAGCTAACGGATAATCACATGAAAAAATATCTATTCTTATTATTGGCGTTGTTCAGTTTCACGGCTAATGCTGCTTTTGTTTCACAGAATACAACAGCTAGTAATATCTACTATGTAGCTACAAACGGAAATGATACGACTGGCAATGGTTCAGCATCAAAGCCTTGGGCTACTTTACCAAAAGCCTGTACTTCTGTCACTGCTAGTGGCTCAACCATCTACGTTAGAGGTGTTGGAGTAAGTGTAGATACGGTATGTAATCTTAATGTTGGTGTAAGTATTCAATGTGAATTTACGGCTACTTATTTAAAAGCTACAGCAGCTTTAGACCCAATGATTAAATTAAACTCTGCTACACAGGGTATAAATGGAAATCAGAGTATTACTAACTGTACGCTAGATGGTAATACTCTTACTGGAACTTCTGCTGTTGAAGTTAAAGGTAGAAGTAATGTTGTAATGAAAAACCTAATAATAAAAGATTGGTTAGATAGAGCAGTAGATTTTCATGGATTAAGCACATCAGATAGCACTAATATTGCGCCTACTTATTTTGGAATAGGCAATGAGTTTGCATTTAATACGATAACCAATTCATCTCGCTTTGCTGCTTATGGTAGAGGTCAATTACAAATAGGCGGTCAGGATGGTATATATATTCATGATAACAATATGAATCAATCTGGTCGAGGTGTTAATGGCAATGGCTGGCTAATTAAGTATTTAAACGATGGCTTTAATAAGAATGTAAGAATTATTAAAAATACGTTTTATCGTGAAAGTTTTGTAGGTGATAGTTTTAACTTCTCAATAGAGCTTTGGCATAGTCTTGGTGGTACGGAAATAGCATTTAATAATATCTATCCAATGTTAGATATTGCTGGCGCACAACGTGGTACAAGCACATACAGTTTTTGGATTCATAATAATACATTTGGCGATACTTCAATGGTTGGGGATGGTTCAACTACTCCACAAAGAGCAATTGGTGGAGTAGACTTAGAACATAACATTGAACACGTAATAATTGATTCAAACACCTTTAGAAATCTGTCATGGGTAATGGTAGATTTAGAGTATACAGCTAATACAACCAAGCATGATATTACAATTAGCAATAATGTAGCTTATAACATTTGGGGAGGATTAGCAGGAAATACATCAACTAATAATTATTTATATAATGTAAGGATTATAAATAATACGCTGTATACAACCCTTGCTAGTGCGCTTGATGGTTTCAATGTATTCAACTTTGCTAAGAATGTAGAAATCAGAAATAATATTGTTGTTGGGTTCACACGTTCACCGGTGATGATTTATGGGGGTGTTGGTATAATTAATGAGTTAATCGTTAATAACAACATATTTAATACTAATGGGCATAGTAATACAGTATGGTTCAATGGCAGTACATCAACAAATTATCAAGAGTTAAACAATCTAACTACCAGCCCTTCATTTACCAATACCGCAACCTTTGATTTTAGTTTACAGGTAGGTTCTCCTGCAATTGGTGCTGGTTTTGATGTTGGTATATACCAAGATATTTTTGGAAGAGTGCGATTACAACCTACTGATATTGGTGCTTATCAATATAACAAATGGTAACTAACATGAAAAAATTACTATTAGCATTATTCTTCTCAACTAGCGCATTTGCAGGTAATCCTGATGGCACGATATGGGAAGGATTAGGTGCAGGAAAGACTTCACAAACTACTACTACTGGCACAATCTCAGTTAAAGAGTATGGCAATGTTGTTCAGCATAGAACTATTTTAACATTTACAGCATCACCTGTAGTCTTAACTAATAACGCTGGTGTAGCTTTATACGGTGGTATCGGAACTACAACAACCACAGCAGTTTATACATTCCCTAAAGGTGCTATTCAGATAGTTGGTGCTGATTGCAGAGGTTCGTTAACTTTGACTACTGCTACAGCATTAGCTACTTATGCCAGCGTTAATTCACTAGGTACTGTTACAGCAGCCAATGATGCAACTTTAACAGGTACAGAGGCCAATATACTAGCTTCAACATCTGCGACTGCTGCAGTCGCTAAAGTGGCTGAGGTGAAGTCATTTAGCCTTGCTAACGTAGTGCCTTATGACGGTACAACAACTGCTATGCCGATGTTCTTAAACTTTGTGGTAGCAAATGATGCAAGTAATGGCACTGGAGTCGGTACTTATACTGGCTCTTGTACGGTTACATGGTCTAACCTAACCAACAACTAACAGCAATTCATCTTGGCAGTAAACTAAATTCAAGCGGTGGCAATACGCTGACTAGCTCACTATATGTGGGCTTTTTTATTGCCTAAATCTTAACACCGAGATGGTGCTAGTAGCGGTGAGTTCCGCTAATCGACCCGAAAGGAAACACAATGGATAATTTGAGCCAAGCCTCTGGCAACTCAGAACCCAATACAGGCGCACTCGACATTCAAGGTGCAGCAGATATATTCGCCAACATGATTGACCCTGAAAAGGAAGAAGGCGAAGCCCCTGAAGAAGTCCCCGAAATTGAAGCCGATGCACCGATAGAAGCAGAGCCTATCACCGTTGAAATAGACGGCAAGGAGGTTGTACTCACTAAGGAACAAATCGCAGAGGCTTACAAGAACGGTCTAAGACAATCTGACTATACCAAGAAAACAATGGAGATAGCAGATCAGCGTAAAGAAGCTGATGCAGTCAAAGAAAAGGCAACACAAGAACGCAATGCTTATGCTGAAAAGCTAAGTAATTATGCAGTACAACTACAAGGATCATTACAAGAGCAATCCCAAATTAACATGGCTGAGTTACTGGAATCTGACCCTGTTGAGTATTTGAAGCAAACGCACCTTTTACAACAAAGACAAGCTACTTTGCAACAGGCTCAAATGGAATTACAGAAGATAGGCGAACTCAACCAGCAAGAGCAGCAAGAAGCACGTAGCAACTATCTACAAGCACAGAATCAAGCATTGCTTGACAAACTCCCTGCATGGAAAGATGAAGCTAAAGCAACGGCTGACAAAACAGCAATCAAGAACTTTCTTAAATCTGAGGGCTATTCAGATGCAGAGATTTCACAAGTAGCAGACCATAGACACATTCTTATCTTAAAGGATGCACTAGCCTTTCGTCAGTTACTCAGTGAATCACCAGCAGCCACTAAACGTGTGCAAGCCGTACCAGTAAAAGCTGAACGTACAGGCGCACATAGTGAAGCAGAGCCAAACGATGCAAGAAAACAAGCAATGAAAAGATTAGGTAAATCAGGCAGTTTAGATGATGCAGCCTCTTATTTTTCAACCTTACTCTAATTTAAACGCAGTGATGCGCTAAAGGAAACCAAATGGCTTTAACACTTAATACTTTCGGTACAGGTACCGCAATCGGTAATCGTGAAGATTTGACTGATGTCATTTACAGAATTTCTCCCACAATTACTCCATTCTTAAACTTAGCAGCAAAGACTAAAGCATCAGCCATGACACACGAATGGCAAGTGCAAGACTTAGCCGCAGCAGCTTCAAATGCTGTAGCAGAGGGCGCGGATGCAACTACTAAAACAGTAACACCTACTGTTCGCTTGCAGTCACGTACTCAAATCTCATCTAAATCTGTATCAGTATCAGGTACACAACAATCTGTAATGAGTGCAGGTCGTGGTAAAGATGAACTTGCATTCCAAATGGGTCTAGCTTCATTAGAACTTAAACGTGATATGGAATATGGCTTATTACAACAAGGTGTAGGTACTTCTTCACCTCGCGCTGTAAAAGGCTTGCGTACATGGATTACAGACAACAAGGACACAGTAGCAGGTTATGTAGCCCCTGTTTACACAACACTTGATGGTACTGCTAATACAGACGGTACAACTCCAGTAGCATTTACTGAATCTCGTTTGAAAAACGTATTACAACAAATCTTTGTAGCTGGTGGTCAACCTGACACCATCTTAATGGGGCCAGCACAAAAGCAAACTTTCTCTGCTTTTACTGGTAACTCTACCCGTTTTGACAAGGGTGAAGATGCAAAAGTATTCGCTGCGGTTGATGTTTATGTTTCAGATTTTGGCGAATTGACTGCAATTCCTTCACGCTTTCAACGTAGCCGTGATGTATTTGTATTGCAATCTGATAAATGGGCAATTGCTTACTTACGCCCATTCCAAACTTTTGACTTGGCAACCACAGGCGATGCGATCAATAAAGAGATTCTTTGCGAATATGCAATCGAAGCTCGCGCACCAAAATCATCTGGTGGCGTTTACGATAACATCTAGTAGTTAGTTCATAAAGCCCTGCTTCGGTGGGGCTTTTTTTATGAAGGAAACACAATGAGTAATACATTTCAAAGTGCTATCACCATAGTTAAAACTGGTGTGAGCCAAGCCTCTGGTGCTGTGAGTGCTGGTACGACCTTGCCGACTTGTTCAAGTGGTGAAGTGCCTCGCTATATTCGCGTGGCTGCTTCTGCCCCTGCCTGTTTTCGTATGGGTGTAGGCGCACAAACTGCGGTAGGTACAGATTTACAAGTTCAGCCTGGTGATGCAGTTATTTTGCAAGTACCCAATGGCTATAACAATTTTGCAGTCATTCAAGTATCAGCTGGTGGTGTAGTACAAATTTCAGCTTTAGAGAATATGTAATGATTGAAGTCGTTGGCTCATTAGATGGCGTACAAACGCTCATACATCGCCATAACGATGGCAAGGGTACGATTAGCTTCGGTACTAGACAGGATTGCGCCCCTATTCTCAATAAGACGAGAGAGATGCAGAAACTAGGCGAGGTTGGCTCATCTGAAATGCGTCATGCAGCCTCTATTCCTTCTGTGATTGTGGATAGATACTGTAATGAACATAACATTTCATTGAATGAATTTATTGGCAATAAAGACCATATCAAAAGAATATTAAATGACCCATCACTTGAGTATTTCAGAATTTGGCGAGGAAAGATTTAATGGCTAATGAGTTAAATATTACCCTCACCACAGGGCTTACAATAACCGCCAGCACGTACATTAATGGCATTGTCAATACCACAGGTATCGTCTGTCATGAAGTAGGCTCTACAGGCGTATATCAAGGCACGATGACAGGTATTGCAGGTATCTATGAGGTATTCTTTTACTCAGGTGCTGCGGTGGTGGGTTCAGGCTGGATAGCATGGGATGGTACTTATGAAACGAGTGCATCGCCTGTCATTATCCAAGACCGTTCTTATACTTATTCCTCATTAAAAGCCAAGATAGCGGATTACCTTTCACGCTCAGATTTAACTGCACAGATTGAGGATTTTATCTATCAGGCTGAGATACGTTTAAGGCGTGAATTACGCATCAGACAACAACTTAAAGTAAGCAGTATCAATACGATTGCAGGGGTGGAATATAACTATATCCCTGAAGATTACAATGCGATGCGTGATATGCACATTGTATCTAATCCTATCGGTAAGTTAGAGTATAAATCCCCTAGCGCATTCTATTCTGATACTTATTCGCAAGGCAGTGGTCAGCCAAGACAATATACGATTATTTCAGACAGATTCATCTTTGCGCCTGTGCCTGATGGTGTTTATACGGTGAATATGTTGTATTACGCACTCCCTCAATTTCTATCAACAGCTAACACTTCTAATGTGTTCTTGGTTGAAGCCCCTGATTTACTTTTATATGGTGCATTAGCAGAGGCTGAACCATATTTAATGAATGATTCAAGAGTTGCTATTTGGGCGCAAATGTATCAAAAAGGACTAGATGCTCTCTCTATCAGTGATGATGAGGGTGAATACTCAGGCGCACCATTGGCTGTCAGCGTATCTCCACGATGAGAGTTAATTTTGGTGATTGGCTGCCTGATCAACCCTCTGTCATTGGCGCATTAACAGAGGCTAATAACGTCTATGCAGTACAGAATGGCTATGCACCTATGCCTAGCGCAGTATCATTGGGTACAGCAACAGCCGATGCACTAACAAATACCTTCACAGGTAAGTATGGCTCTAGCGTGACTTTGTTTGCTAGTTCAGCGACTAAGATTTATAAATACAATACTGCCACTTTCGCGTATGACAATGTATCTAAGGTAGGTAATTATACAACTAGTGTGATTGACTATGCTCAGTTTGGTAGTGTGATGATTACCAGTAATGGTACAGCCAAGCTACAAGGTTACAGCTTAACGACACCAGCTTTATTCTATGATATTAGTGCATCAGCACCAGTAGCTAAGTATGTGACTGTGGTACGTGATTTCGTAGTGGCTGGTAATACAGTGGGCTTTGAGAATAAGCTATTTTGGTCTGACATTAACGATGAAACGAATTGGACACCAAGCGCAACTAGTCAATCTGATAGCCAGGTACTCGCAGACGGCGGCAATATTCAAGCGATTACAGGCGGTGAATTTGGTTTGATTCTGATGGAGAAAGCTATCCATCGCATGACTTACACAGGTGCGCCCTTATTCTTTCAGTTTGATAATATCTCGCGCGGTCTAGGTTGTATTGAGCCTAACTCGATTGCACAACATAAAAATATTACTTACTTCTTATCTGATGATGGATTCTATCAGTGTGATGGTCAGTCAGTGGTTGGTATTGGTAATGAAAAGATAGATAGATACTTCTTTGGCAATATTAGTCCTACTGATTTTAGTACATTAAGCGCAGTCGCTGACCCAATTAAGAAATTAATCATTTGGAATTATAAGAGTTCATCAGGCAGTTATGCTCAACTTATCTATAACTGGGTATTGGGTAAATGGTCTAGTGCTAACTTAAACATTAGCCATATCTCTGAATTAGCCTCTGCCACAGTATCACTTGAAGGCTTAGATGCTTACGGTACGGTAGATACAATTACGATTAGCTTTGATAGCCGATTCTGGTCAGCCTCTAAACTATTACTCTCAGGCATTAACGGTAACAATGTAGTGACTTTAGACGGTGCAAGCTCAACGGCAAGTATCTCTACAGGGGATATTGGGATAGATGGTGCTAGGTCACTTGTTACGATGGCTAGACCGATTATAGACAGTGGTTCATCAACGGTGGCTATCGCTTCACGTTTAACGCTTGCCGATAATATCGCTTACAGTACACCTTCAACAGTTAATGCCGATGGTCGCGCACCTTTACGCTCTAGTGGTCGTTATCACAGAGTAAAACTATCCCCTACAGGTGCATGGAAGTACGCTGTAGGCGTTGAATTAGATATTAACCCACAAGGTACAAGGTAATGCAGTTTAGAACGCTACAACCTGCTGGTGGTGATGAAAGACAAGTCGCAGAAGTCATTAGAGGATTAATGGATGGCAAGTCTAATAATGTTGGTACGGTCACGATTGCAGTAGCGAGTGCTACGACTACAACGATTAATGATGCGCGGATAGGTTACGATTCAGTCATCTTACTTACTCCAGCCAGTGCTAATGCCAGTGGCTTTGCTTACTACTTTGGTGCAAATGCTAAAGGGATTGCAACAATTAATCACGCGGCTAATACAACAGCATCGCGTACATTCAAATACATCATTGTAGGATGAACTTAACCTACATAGAGCCTAAAGACTTACGCAGTCAATGGGCATGGGTACGTGTTGGCTTAGAGAAAGTACGCGCTAAAGGTCATGATGAGTGGATTGTAGAAGATATTTACTGCGATTGCTACGAGGGCAGGTCAGCGCTATGGATAGCCACAGAAGGCACTATTAACACAGGCTTAATGGTGTTACAGCAAGCAGGTAGCACAATGCACGTATGGGCTGTTTATATGGCATCTGGTGACATTATGGCAGGGTTTGAACACATCAAGAATATAAGCAAGATAACAAAGTGTAATCGTCTTACCTTTTCATCTAATCGTAGTGGATGGACAAGAAAAGCTAAAGCGATGGGATTTAGTCAGAAGGTCTGGGAACTAACAATTTAACGCAGTGATGCGCTGGAAAAAACATGAAAATATTAGACTTAATTTGCCCTGCTCAGTCAGGGTTTTTTAATTTATACGGTGGCGGTAGTGGTGGTGGCGGTACTTCTAACACGAATGCACAGCCTGATCCACAATTACAGGCTTATCGTAACTTTGGTTTAGGACAGGCACAGGACTTATACAATAAAGGTTCGCCAGCATTCTATGATGGTCAGAACTATGTTAGTGCCTCAGATAATACAACGGCAGGGTTAAATGGCGCGGCTTCAATTGCAAATCAAGGTGTATCACAAGGCGTACAGTCTGCACAGAACCAACAGAAAGCCACCACAGACGGTGCTTACTTACAGAATAATCCATATTTTAACCAAGCAATGCAAGGCGCAGCGCAAGGGGCTACAACGAACTACAACAACGCGGTTAATGGCGTTAATAGTCAGGCAAGCATGGCAGGGCGTTATGGCTCTCACGCGCAGGAAACTAACCTAAATAACGCTAATACAACAATGGCGAATAGTTTAACAAATGCTTATGGAAACTTAGCTTACCAAAACTATGCTAACGAACGAGGATTACAACAACAATCAGCGTTAAATGCACCACAAATGGCACAAGCAAGCTACGCACCTAGTGAGATGCTGACTAAAGTAGGTCAAGCTCAAGAGGGTTATGCTCAATCAGCACTCGATGGCAATATGGCACGTTATAACTACAATGCAAATGCACCACAAGCCGCGTTGAATACTTACATGAATCAGGTTAATGGTAGCCCTTGGGGTTCTAACTCAACAACGACTAGCACTCAGTCAGGTGGCGGTAAGATTGTCTGTACCATGATGAATGAAAGCTATGGTATTGGCTCATTCCGTAACCGCGTATGGTTAGCTCATTCAGCACGTATGCCTAATGCTAAACAGTATGAAAAAGGTTATCACACATTATTCTTACCTCTAGTGGCTTACGCTAAACAGGATGGATTTACTAATCGCATTGTTAAAGTAGCCATAGAACACATAGCAAAGCACCGTACAGCCGATATTTACAAAGAAATGCGTAATGGTAAGCGTGACACATTAGGTCGCGTGTATCGCGCTGTATTAGAGCCTATCTGCTTATATGTAGGGAGTAAATAATGGGAAGCAAAGCGATTATACCTGCCTTAGTGGGTGGTGCTGCGATTGCGGCCACTGGTGGTGCGGCTGCCCCTGCGGTATTGGGTGCTGAAACGGCTGGAACAGGTGCTGCTGCTGGTGGATTAGGGGCTGGACTAGGTGAAGGATTACTTGCAGATTCATCATTAGCTGGTGTAGGCGGTCTATCCTCTATCGCTGGTGGTGGAAGTGCAATGGGCGCATTAGATGGTGCAAGCATGGCTGGTACTTTAGGTGCGAGTGATGCAGTATTGCCTACAATGGATTTAGCTAACTCTACAGGCATTACAAGCCCCTCATTAATGGATATGCTCAAGAAATACGGCACACCTGATAACACATTAGGTGCTGCTAAGTTAATGGCTTCTATGCCACAGAAACAGCAAGGTCAGCCACCACAGTCTAGCGCAAGTGTTAAACAAGCTACGCAGATGCAACAGGCTCTTACATCAGGCTTACTAGACCAATACAGCGCACCTGTTAAACGTAAACTATTTAGCTTATTAGGATAAATCATGGGATTATTGGATAGTTTTTTTAATACTAATCAGCCTGATTATGCAGGGTTATTGGGTGATACTACAGACCTAAAACAACGTGCTAATACTACTGGCTTAATCAATATGGCTTTAGGCTACTTGGCTGCACCAAAGAATCAAAACTTAGGCTTAGGTCGTATATTGGCAGGTTCTTATGTTGCAGGTCAGCAAGGCGCACAAGGTACTTATGATAATGCGCTGAATGATTGGCAAACTAAGCAAAAAGTAACTGACTTTAATCAAAGATTAGTTGATGCTCAAAAGGCTAGAGATTCTATTGCTGCACAAGAACAAGCAAGAGCTAAAATATTACCAACACTAGGATTAAATCAAGATTTAGCTACAGCTTATCCTGAGATAGTGCAGAAAAAAGCAGAAACTATGTATAACCCTGCGCCCATTGAGCATAACTTTGACATTGCGCCTAATGGCTCTATGTATGATAAGAAAAATGCAACACCAGCACAGCTAACTACAAGTTTTTCTAAACCTATTGAACAAGATTATAACAAGCCATTCCTTAATGATGGAACGCCTAATTTAGCTTATCAGAAGTTTAAATTAACTGATTCAAAATCAAGTGCATCTACAAACAATATAGAAGTAAATACTGGTCAAAAAGGCTTTGATAATACATTAAAACTGCGTACAGACTTTAGAAGTGAGCCTGTATATCAAGCGCACCAAGCAGTTCAATCAGCATATTCTCAAATCACATCATCATTGAAGCAAGCGACTCCAGCAGGGGATTTAGCAGGGGCTACCAAGTTAATGAAGATACTCGATCCTGGCTCTGTAGTTCGTGAATCAGAATTGGGCATGGCTATGGCGGCTAGTGGGGCAATGGATAGACTTACAAACTATGCAGATATGGCTATTAAAGGCACAAAATTAACTCCAACACAGCGTATAGACTTTCAATCATTAGCAGATAGCTTATATCAAGATAGTGCTACTTTATATAATAAGAAACGTGAAGAATATAAAGGTATTTCATCTAGGAATGGTCTTAATGAGCTTGATGTATTGGGTGATGCAGATAATGTTGTTCCTAAAAATACAGCACAACCAATGCCAGCAAAACCTAGTGCATTAACACTTAAAACTGGCACTATTTACGCAACACAACATGGTAATCTTAAATGGAATGGCAAGGTTTTTGAGGATGCTAAATAATGGCAACTTATACGCTAGATGAAGTGCTTAATGGCGCAGGCAAAAAGACATACACTTTAGATGAGGTGATGGCACAGCCTAAATCAGATGTGGTTGGTTCTAATGCCGTTAATTCATTAAGTGAGATACCTAGACAATTAGGTTTAGCTACTCGTTACGGTGTTGAGGGTTTAGCTGATACTGCTGGAATATTCACTAATCCTTTAACAGTAATGTCTAATAGATTATTAGGTACTAATTTAAATACGGTACGTGGTGCAACATCGAACTTGCTTGATAAGGCTGGATTACCTTCACCAAATACAGCACAAGAACGTGTTATTGGTGATGCTTCGCGTATGCTATCAGGTACAGGTGGGCTAATTAAGGCTGGTGCTATGTTGCCATCTACTGCCATTTCCAATGCCATTACTTCACGCTCTGGTATGCAAGCAGCATCATCTATTGGCGCAGGTTATGCAGGGGGAACAGCTAGAGAGAATGGGGCTGGGTTTGGTGGACAATTAGGCGCATCTCTTATTGGTGGTATTCTTGCACCATTATCTGTTAGCGGATTATCAAGTCTAGCAAATAGTGCAGGGAATGCTTTAAAGAATACATTTGCACCACAAACAATAGATATTCAAGTTGAGAATGTATTAAGACAATCTGGCATTGATTTAAGTAATCTGCATGGCAATGTTGTTAATTCTATACGCAATGATGTACGGCAAGCACTTAGCACAGGTCAAGATATATCGCCTGATGCAGTTAGACGATTAGCAGATTATAAAAATGTAGGTGCAACTCCTATGAGGTCTAATCTAACGCTAGATCCTGCACAAATAACTAGAGATAGAAATACAGCTAAGTTAGGTATTAATAGTACCGATACTACAGCGCAAACTCTTGGAAGATTGCAAAATTCAAATAATAACCAACTCATTGAAAACTTAAACTTACTTGGCGCAAATACTAAAGACGATACCTACAGTGCAGGTTCTAAGATTATCAGCGCACTACAAGCTAGAGATGATGCTGCTAAAAATGTCATTGGAAGTTTTTATAAAGATGCTAGGGCTACAGATGGAAGAAGTGCAAATCTAGACCCACACGCATTTACTAATCAAGCTAATAATTTATTAGACGAGGCTTTATTAGGTGGGAAATTACCTGCTGATGTAAGAGGCTTGTTAAATAAAGCTGCATCAGGTGAAATGCCTTTAACGGTAGATACAGCAGAGCAGTTTAAAACTCGCATAGGTGACTTACAAAGAGCCTCTACAGACCCTGCTGAACGGCTGGCATTGGGTAAAGTTAGACAGGCTTTAGACAATACACCATTACTTGATAACTCAGGGGAAGGTGCTATTAATGCCTTCAATAAGGCTCGCGGTGTTAATCGTGCCTATATGCAGAATGTTGAAAAAACACCAGCACTAGAGGCAGTTAGAGATGGTATAGAGCCTGATAAATTTGTTAATCAATTCATTATTGGCAATGGCTCTAAATCTAGCGCAATGGATGTTGCTATGCTCAAAAAGAACTTGAAAGGCGATGCTAGTTCATTAGATGCTGTAAAGGGTCAGATATTGGCTCATATTAAACAAAAAGCCTTAAATGGCAACGCAGATGAAGTGGGTAATTTTTCACCTACTGCATACAATAAAGCACTTGATTCAATCGGTGATGTAAAGCTAAAACTATTCTTTACTAACCAAGAGATTGAGCAGATGAAATCTGTGGGTCGTGTGGCAAGTTATGAGAATTTTCAGCCTAGAGGTTCAGCAGTTAATAACTCCAATGCTGCTGGTGCATTAGCTAATCATGCGCTTGATTTTCTTAACAAGATACCATTTGGTAAGGCAATTGCTGGCGATCCTATACAGAATATTATGCTGTCATATAAATCAAAAAATGCACTTAATGCACCAAATGCTTTAGCTTTACCTGTACCTAGAAAACCTATGCCAATACCATTGTTTCCATTATTAAGTAGCGGTTTACTTTCTACCGAATAACCAAGCAACAACGACCATTGCAATTAACCCACCAAGTTTAATTGGGTCTATATATTCCATTCATAACTCCATTCTAATGCCGTGAGGCACTGAAAGAACATACTATGGCAAAAACTAAGCTAAGTCAATATGACAGCACAGCAGCGAATAATACCGATATAAACAGTATCAACATTGCAGAGGGCATGGCACCGTCTGATGTAAATAACTCGTTTAGAGAATTAATGAGTGAGTTAAAGAACTTTCAGACAGGTGCAAGTGGTGACGATTTAACAGTAGGCGGTAACTTTACGCCACTAGGCACATTAACGGCTAATGCCTCTGTAGGGTCAGCAGGACAGGTTCTATCCTCTCGCGGTGCAGCATTAAGTCCTCAGTGGGTTACTAGTACATATGCTGCTATAGGTGCAAATGGTGACATTACAAGCCTCACAGCCCTTGCAAGTGTACCTACAGTGGTAACTACGGCATTAAATCTTAAAGCTAACTTAGCAAGCCCTACATTTACAGGTACACCAGCCGCACCAACTCCAACAGCAGGGGATAATTCCACAAAACTAGCTACAACTGCCTATGTAGATAATCAAGATATTGGAGTAGGGCAGACTTGGCAAGCATTTACTAGCCCTACAAGGCAACTAGGTACTACTTATACAAATAATACAGGAAAGCCAATTTTTGTATCTGTTTACTTGGGTAGCGGACCAGCACTTGGCACAACTTTAACAATTGGTGGAGTTGCAGTAGATTCAGCATTTACATCTGCATCAGTAAATAATGGCGTTGGTGGAATAGTCCCTAATGGTACTTCATACATCATAAATGCTTCAGGTGCAACAGTAGCATTTTGGGCTGAATTAAGATGATATACCTACGCTACCTACTCTACTTCATCCCTAGTCTACTAGTCACACTTCTATGTTGGCTAACTAATCCCCTAGTATGTTTATTCCCTTCTCGTCAACCCAATGGGCGCGACAAGTTATGGGGCATATTCGAGCTATGGAGTACCTACGACAATTATTGTGACGAGGGCTACTATTCTAATTATTTTGGCGCACCTACACCACAAGGCCACTACGACTACGACCATTCAGCCTGGCTAAGATACACCTACCGCTTAAAGTGGCTCTCACGTAACACAGGCTACGGTTGGTCATATCTACTATTCTCTATTCCAAAGGGTACAGGCTTTCAGTGGAAGGGCTTATCTAAAACATATTTTGGCTACTACAACGATTTTAATATCGGTTGGCGTGACCATGCAACTATGCCAAAACTAGACCTAGCCACAAGAATAATCGGAATAAGGAAGTCAACATGACGGATATTAGAAATGCCCATGCTCGTATTGATAGATTAGAGCAGACAGTTATCGAGCATACAGAAAAGCTAGAGAGTTTTGGCGAATCATTACATGAGAACACACGCTTAACTAAACAGATTGCTGATAACACAGACGAGATAGTCAGCCTATTTAAAGGCTCAAAGGTACTTTATAAAGTGATTACTGGCGTGGCTGCTTTGGTGGCTATTTTTTACTCAATATTTACATGGATACACAAATGACTATTGGCAAAATATTACAGGACAGCTTTACGACTGCCACAGGTACAGACTTTGATTTAGGGCGTATCTTGTGGGCTATCTCAGTATTAGCAGGGATTGCTTATGCTGGCTTTGATTTACTTTACCTCAAGAGCAAGTTTGATATTACGACTTATGGTATTGGTATCGGTACGTTATTGGCGGCTGGTGCAGGTAGTTTATACATCAAGAGAGATACTGAAAGCAAATGATAGCCTCACAGAAGTGTATAGACTTAATCCGTCACTATGAAGGATTTAGCGCAACGCCATACAGATGCCCTGCTGGTGTGCCTACGATTGGCTACGGCTCAACCCGTGACACTGATGGTAAACCTATCACTATGTCACATCCACCTATCACAGAGATGCAAGCTACTAGCTTAATGCTATCTACGCTTAAAACGTATGAGGACTGTGTGAATCGCTATGTACAAGTACCGCTTACCCAAAACAGATTCGATGCGCTTGTTGACTTTGCTTACAACGCAGGGGCGCAGAATTTACGCACTAGCACATTATTAAAGCTACTCAATGCTAAAGATTACATTGGCGCAGCAGAACAGTTTACCCGTTGGATTTATGCCGATGGTGAGATATTAGGCGGACTAGTAAAAAGAAGATTGTCTGAGAAATTATTGTTCTTAACAACATAAGGTATCTATGATTATTGACGACACTCTAAGAAGTTTCGCTACAGTAAGACAGATTGAATTAATTGATGCACTAAATAAATATGGGTCACAAAGAAAAGCAGCCAAAGCATTAGGAATATGCGCCGGCACTTTACAGAACTCATTAGACAAGTTAAAGCGTAAAGCAGTATTACAAGGCTATTCACCAAAGCATGACATGACTAGAACAGTGCCTAGTCCGTTTGTAGTTAAGGGGATCTCAACTTACTACAATGCCGAAGGTAAAGCCAGTGGTCAGTGGGTTAAGTCACAAGTAGATGCAGACCAGCGTGAAGCATTGATACGTGAATGTATCGAAGCCATGATGGCGGATTTACCAAGACTTGAAGCGATAAACAAGCCATTAGCCACACATGATCAGTTATGTAATTTATTTACTATTA